CACCGTGAGCGTCACGCGTTCCCTACACGAAGTGCTGCCGATCTGCTAACTTTTCCTACTCGCCTCGCTTTCAGATTGTCTTTCGTCAACGACTACAGCGTAATTGTCTGATCAATCCTGTGAAGATATGGATGCACCACGCTTCTTCAGATACTCAGCATAAAAACTATTCTCGATATTGTTGGGATAAACGAGTTCAGTCTTGGTTAAACTGCAATATCAATCAAATGCACACTGTAGACGGTTTTGAAGGAGACATTGGCTCTGCGACATCAGACATTGCTATTATGTTTGATGCGGAAGCATCTATCATTCCAGAAGTCTTAGCACTCGCACAAGAGACAGGCTGTGATGTTGTGCTTGACGATGAAATTACTAGCGCACATCGATGGCTAGTTGGAACCACCTCAATCACTGCAATCTTAAAAAAATAGAGTAATGTAATGAAACAACGATATATATACAACTCTGATGATTTTCCTTTCTTAAAACCTTTAGAGCAGAATTGGCACTTGATCAGGCAAGAACTGTTACAGGTTATAGATAAAATGTTAGATGCTCGCACTGTAGATACCGAGCACTACTCTCATACTATCACTAGAGGCAAAGAATGGTCTTCTGTTCCAATTATTCAGTTAAACGAAGATCTTTCTATTCATAATCCAGAAAGAATAGCTCATATTAAAAGATGGGGCGCAGCCTATGGTGATGCTCAATCTTTCAGTCTCAATGCTCCTTTAACATGTAATCTTATAAAAAATAGTGTTCCTAATTGGAGTACCTCAGTGTTCGTTAAACTAGGAGCAAATACTAAGATTCGTGCACACAAGGGGTGGACTGGATCTCTCTATAGAGCGCATCTTGGATTGATAGTTCCTGAAGGAGATATTAAAATACAGGTTGAGAAGTCTTCTAGTAAATGGGAAGAAGGCAAGATACTAGTATTTGATGATAATTGTCTACATCGTGCTTGGAATAAGACTAATTTAGATAGATACATTTTATCTGTTGATTTTAAACCAGAGTAAATGAATCTCAATTGTCGCAAACTTTAAAAAATGATGATTGCGCATTGTTGATTTTCATGCTAATTTATGTGTGCAAGTTGTATAACGATATGAACGCTGGCGAACAGCGCGGCACTATAATCGTTTAGTTGTGCGACCGTAGGGAGCTAGTGATGAAACGGAGTTTCTTAGGTCTCACACCACACTTGCGTCTTCTTTCTATTTGCCTTTTACTGTCATATTTGTTATATTAATTAAAGATAAAGATTTAACCAGATATATGGAGTAGGCAATGCCAAATTGGTGTAATAATAATCTAACACTCACTTTTCCCACAAAAGAAGAAGCTAACGAACTTTTCCAGCACATGAAAAAAGAAGCAGATGACGACAACTGGTCATTCTTTGGTTTCTTTGTTCCTGAAGCATGGGATCAAGACTCGTGGTACTGGTCTCGTGTTGAAGCATGGGGTACTAAGTGGGACGCTAATATCATTGACATGAATTGGGTAGATGATCTAAATGTAGTAATGACTTTCGATACTGCATGGGGTCCTCCTATCGGTGTATACGACGCCGCACATGAGCAAGGTATTTATGTAGAAGCTACTTACTATGAGCCTGGTATGTGTTTTGTAGGGTCATATAATTCTGAAGAAGGTAATGAGCATATTGACTATGCACATTGTGAGACTCCTGCTGAGTTACGTGAATGTATTGGGGATGATCTTGATGACGAGTATAGAGTCTCCGAATGGATGGAAGAGTACTTAGAAGAAGAGCGTCTTTATGCAGAAGAGCAGGAGAAGTCTGAGTGATTTATTTAGACGTTGATGGTGTAATCGCAGACTTTTATGTCGGGTGTTTAGCTCTTGGTTGGGAAGGTGATTTGTTTGGAGAGCCAGGTAAGCTTGAAAAGTTTATGGCTGATAACTACACTCAAATATTCAGAACTTCTCCTCCAACTAAGAACATGGAATTTTTTAGAAAGATGTATCAAGTAGAGAATGCATCTGGTTTTGAAAAAAATATGAAAATTCTCACTGCTAGAGGCTCACATTATAAAAAAGAACATATTAATACTGTAATCGAAAATAAACACTTCTGGTTGAATCAGTTTGGGTTTAAGAGTGAAGATATAATTGTAGTTGAACAATCAAAAGATAAACTTCCCTATTGTAAGCCAGGGGATGTGTTATATGATGATAAACGTTGGGCTATTCAAAAATGGAATGAGTTAGGTGGTATGGGTTTTTTAGTGTATTATGAACATTCATGGAGTAAAGACTAATGGATATCAGAGATCAAATTATCGAAGGTATGGAAGACGGCTGGGTAGAACCCTACTATCTTGTAACATCATTGATTAAGTACATGACTACAGACGAACTTGTAGACTGTATAAAAATTAACGAAATTGAACTACCTGCCATAAATTATGACTCGGAGGATGAAGATGATTATTAGTAGTTATTTTGGTGTTGAACAGTATGAAGATAGAATTGCTCATGTTTGTAAAGATGACAAAGGATTCTATGTAGATTTATACTATCAAGATGCTTGGTTAGAAAAAAGACCACTATACGATCATAGCGAACGTTATGCAGAAGATTGTGCTGAAAACTTCGTGTTAGGCGTATTCGATGTCAAAAGATGATAAGTTTATTACTTCTTTTATTCCTGTTTTTGAGGATAAACTTCTCAAGATAAAAAAGAATCTTAAAATAGAACTTGAACGATCTAAGTCAGATAGGCGTAAAGACTTTATCAAAAGAGAACTTAAAGAAGCAAAAGAGCTTCGTAATATAATCAAAAAGGCTGTAAAGAAATCGGTCTGTCCACACTGCGGAGGAGATATCAGTGGCTAAAAAAGACTTTGGAGAAGCAGTAGGTAAGTGTTCTATTTGTACTATCAATCTATGGGATGCGTCAGGAGGAGAACCTGCTATTTGGCCCTGTAATGTGAAAGATTGTCCATATGAAGATGCAGCTAGTCAACATGCTCATCACGACGTTCGTCATGGCTCACCTTTTGGTTCAGGGCTTGGGCAAATTGACTTTTGATGGCATTTGATCAAGTACTTATAACTGACATACATCATTATACGGATCAACTATTTAGTTTTAGAACTGAACGCCCTGTGTCTCACCGATTCACGGCGGGGGAGTTTAGTATGCTTACTCTAGATGGTAAGCTAAAAAGAGCTTATTCATATACATCCGGCCCATATGATGAATATTTAGAGTTTTACTCAATAAATGTAACTGACGGAGCTTTCACTTCTCAACTTTCACAGTTAGAGGTTGGAGATGAAATAATGATAGGTAAAAAACCTACTGGTTCTTTACTTATGACTAATCTTACACAACATGAAAAAGGTACTAATCTTTGGCTTTTTGCTACTGGCACAGGTATTGCACCCTTCATCAGTATTTTACGCGATCCTTTTACCTATGAGCAATTTGACTGTATTTTTGTTGTTTGGTCTGTTTCACACAAAAAAGATTTACAAGCATTTGACGAGTTTTTAGGTGAAGAAGCAGATATACTTTATATTCCGATAGTAACACAAGAAGCATGGGCTAATAATGAAAGAATTACTACTATGATTCAAACAGACAAAATTATGAAATATATTAGTCCTGATAATGCTCGTATTATGCTTTGTGGTAATATGAGTTTTAATGAAGATATGAAAAATATACTTGAAGAAAAGGGGTTTGTTGAAGGCACTCGCAACGAACCTGGAACTTTTGTACTTGAGCGTGCCTTTGTAGAGTCATAGGAGGTATAAATGACTTATAGAGCGTCATATAACCCCGGCCAAACAAGTCAGGGAAGAACAACGTCTACAGAATCAATACTAAAATATAACGTAAATGAACTACAAGGTTTACTACAAGAATCTTACATCAAATTAGAATTAAAAAATCTTGAGATTGAAAAACTAAAAGAGATGCTAGTGGAGGCTATTGTTGAAAAATCGTAGCGGATCTCATCCTATTCAAGATTATTTTGACCCAAAAATGCAAAATAAAACTCACGAATCTAGGAAACGTATTAAACTTAAAGAAAAGTTTAAGAAACTTAAGCGTAAACTTAGAGTCTCAACAGGGTTACCTAATACTAAAAAGGATCATTAGTTACAGCTCGATACGTATTTGAATTATTTTTAAGATTGCCTTCTGCTCTGATTTTAGATATATTTAATCTCTTGAACGAAAAAGGAGCAATTCTATGATACGCAAGTTTTTTACTCTTAAAGTGATTGAACCTAGCGGTAAAGCACACAAAGCAAACTGGAAAGAGCGTTTTATATGGCTTTTTACAGGTTGCCACCTGAGAGACGAGAAGGTAGTTTTGCGCTACCAAGAAATGGTTAAAAACCATAAATAAATAAGTCGAGCAACTCTTAAAAATTTCACTTTGCTGTTGCTCTTTTCTAAATTTTTCGATATTATGTATATACAAGATGAGTTGAGGCATCATCCTCTGGGCAGGTACTGCTACCCTTGTGGAAAGCACTGCGAAAGTTAAAACCAGTTAATGATCCAACGGAGTCACGGAAAGCGTCTCAGCCTGTAACTTATCTGTCCCACGCTCATGGGTGAAAGAAGCCGTTTACTGCGATAAAGTAAGTGAGGCACCACTTGCGACTCCCAAGCCAAACCTACTCGATGCTTGTAAATATATCCAGAGTAGGCGCATTGCACAACGCGCAACCGTGCCATCGGCTCTGAGGGGCAAGGGGAAACGATGTAAAAAACATCCCCACCTTTTTCTGGGTGAGCTCCCGTCGCCTGTCGCCTACCAGCGACGTGTTGTAGCTCCCCGAAACGGTAAGGGTCTTGCTTTGGGTATTGAGTTCTTTTTCTACCAACGGGGGTAGTCAAAGTCAATCTCTTTCACTCGTTTGAAGAAGGCTCATTCAACAGGCGGGTGTGGGGGCTGTGTTGGAATCTAACTAAACATTCTGTTTGCTTTTTACTTAAATATTTTGTATTATCTCTAAAGAATAGATGTTGAGGTAAGGGTAATAACCATCTTTAAAAAACCCTCCGCAAAGTCTCAGGGGAAGTCCTGTCAGTATCGAACGCAAGAAAAGCCCACCACGTGATCATACCGCGGCACCATACAACATACA